TAGTAAGGTAACTAATATTGAAGGTATGTTTGAACGTTGTCGACGAATGAGAACCCAAAATAAACCAATATTTCTTATAAATCGTACTGCTACTGATTTTCGTAGAAATCGCGTTGCAGTTGACACAAGACAAATTCATAAAGAAGCCGAAAAAATTAATTACAAGAGATTAAATACATTATTATCTGAAAAAACAGATACTATTATTCCTGCTGAAATAAATTATCCTAATTACATTAATAAGACAATAACAGGGTTGATTGATGGAGATAGAGATGAAGAAGAATATATAATACAAGAACAAAAAAATGGTCTACAAAAAATCTTGACATCAAGATTATTAAACATGAATTATGATGATTTAAATGTAGATGTACGCGAATCTATTTTTTATTCTTTAAATTATGTGACAAAACAACCTCTTGTATTTCAAAAAATATATGTGTCAAGTTTTATTGATGATTGTGTTAAAGCTCATGAAGGTGTAGATGGAATGACTTGTGTATTGGGTGCAGTAGAAAGAATTGTTTTTTCTTTAGTTCCAGCTTGTCGCGCTTTTGAAGAAAATACAGATTATCAACAAATAATTAAAATAGTAATGATTAAAAAATTAATCACTGATTCTATTGTAGACTGGTATAAACTACATCATAAAGATAAATCAAATGCTTTTCCAGCAGAAAAAACGTTAGATGACAAAAAAACAGATTTACGAGAGTATTTACAAAACCTATATCCTGGAAACGAGACTTTAATTAATGAAAAAATAGTTGAAATTGCGGATGAAATGGGTTATGATGATTACGTTTTTGCTTATGAAGGAGGCAGAAGAAGAACGAGGAAACGAAGTACCGGAAATTTAAGAACAAGAAAAACAAGAAGAATAAAAACAAGAAGAAGAATGAAAACAAAAAGAACTATAAAACGAAGTACCGAAAAACGAAGTACAGGAAATTTAAGGAGAAGAAAAACAAGAAAATAATATATATATATATATATATGTCTGTCAGAAGAAGCACAAGAGGAACAGCAAGAGGAACAGAAGAACAAGATGTATCTAAACGAGCAAGAGTAGAAATAATAACAAACGAAAATATACGTGGATATGTTAGTGCGTATATACATAGAAGAGGTTCACTACCTGCTTATTTACGAGATGAACCCATAGGTTCATGGGATATTACTGGTGTAACTAATATGAGTAAATTGTTTGAAGGACAAAATACTTTTGATGAACCTTTAGGCACGTGGAATGTTACAAACGTAACTAATATGCAAGATATGTTTAGCGGATGCAGTACGTTTAATCAATCATTAACTGGATGGGGTAATAACCTAAAAAAAGCAAATATGATGAGACACATGTTTTATAATTGTACTGCATTTAATAATGGAGGTGAACCATTAAATTGGACTATTAAAGCTGTAGAATATGTTGATGGTATGTTTCAAAATTGTACTGCGTTAGAACAACCAATAAATTTTGTTCTTGGAAATAACAAATTAAGATACACGTCAGGTATGTTCGATGGTTGCAGTATGTTTAATCACCCACTAAATTGGGGTGAATTAAGTGTTGGCCGTGTAACAGAAATGCATGCTATGTTTCGTGGCTGTACACTTTTTAATCAACCACTCAATTGGCGTGTCAATAGCGTAGAACAAATGCAGTATATGTTTCAGGGATGTACGAATTTTAATCAAGATTTGAGTCAATGGAATATCAGCAGTGTACAAAATATGTCGTATATGTTTGATGGTTGCACGAGTTTAACTCAAGCACCTATGGCTTGGGTTGATTACATTGCTGCCAAAATTCGTAGCCGTCCTGGTAATGTTAACAATATGTTTCGAAATTGTCCGGCAAGAGCCCGAATTATTGAACGCGTTGCACTTCCAGAAATTGAAGAACGCATCGATGTATATCCAGACAATAACCCTCAACAACACGATAACCATGTAGAAGACGAACCTCAACGACTTGTTCATCCTAATGAAGTTCATAAAGCAGCAGGAAACATTGACATGGATGGATTAATCGAATTCTTAAAAGAGAAGACCGGTGAAGTAATGCCAGAAAATCCAGAAGATCCAAAAGATGTATTAGTAGATTTTCCTCGTTTAATTAAAGATACAATTGTAGACATACTTAAGGAAAGTGATGAGCCGAATAAAACAAAAAACCAACAAGCGAATGAACTGAAAACTTTATTGCAAACAAGATTAGGGCTACTTGATTATGGAGAAATAAATAACAATCTACGAAAAGGAGTGTTTTATAGTTTGAAATATATAAAAACACGCCCACTTTTAGTTAAAAAAAATTACGTTGCTGCTTTTCTTCGAGATTGTGCTACCGCTTACGACAAAGAACATGGTGAAGAAGACACTATGACTTGTTCGGCAGGAGCATTAGAAAGAATAATAATGTCTTTAACAGTTTGTAATGCTGATACTACTTCTCTTGATAATACAGATTGTAAAACAATTATATTCTTTATAATGGGCATTAAAGAGTACATACTTGATTGGTATAAATTACATAAACGGGGAGCAGATGGTAAGGCTACAGGTACTAGTGTAAATGGTACCCCTTTTCCTGGTGAGAAAGATATAGATGAGAATGCTCTGGAAGAGGAAGGAGTAGATATAGAGTTAAGTCAAAATCTTAGAAGACAAGATTTAAGAGCATATCTACGTAAACAATTACCAGGTATAAATATTAGTAAAATAAATGAAGGTGTACAAAATTTTGCTGATTATATAGAATATGATGATGATTCTTTTACATATGGAGGAAAAGGTGGAGGGAAAAGAAGGAAGACAAAACGAAGAAGTAGAAACGGGAAAACTATAAAAAGGAAAACTATAAAAAGGAAAACTATAAAAAGGAAAAC